CGTACGGAAAGGACGTAGGTAAGCAACAGCCCAGAAATCGAAGTCGATAAACCACATATCTCTAGCACGTTGAAACCGATCTGGAATTATTTTGAACGTCCCAAAATCGGATACATAAACGTCAACTGCTGCTACAACACTTGCGGGGGCTGCTTTATCAGCAGCGGTTCGCAACTCAGAAACCGTCTGAGTAAGCGCGGAAATAACTTGTTTATTACCTGAATCAACAAGAATAGTATCCGGTGTACCGCCATTATCAAAGCACTCTGCGATAACAATCTTCATACCAGCTTCCGTCAACGTACCCGTTGTGGTAGCATCGCTGGTAATATCAGTACCGTTACCCGTGCAAGCAGAACCCAATCCCGGTGGGGAAGGAGCGCTACCTAGTGAATTGTAGTTAGCGCCAACCCAGGCACCTAACCCTGCCGTAACTCTTGCAGTACCGGCTGCGCCGACATTACGAGCTACGTTATCCATTAACATTTTTTCCATGTCGCGCTTCATTTCTTTAGCACGCTTGGCCAACTGATACGCTTGCGAACTACGCCGACCGGCGAAATCCACTGCTTCCGCAGTACCTGAAGTCTGAACTGCTTTCACACTGATCTGTGTGTAGTTACCAACGCGAGTAGGCTCTGCAACAGCCAAAGACTCTGGATCATTACCTTCCAACACACGGTTCGCAGCCGCTGTGGTAAGATCGTCGGTTTGCCACTCAAAGAAAGTGTTGTCAGCAGTCTCTCGACCACAACCACTTAGGAAGGGTGTTTCAGTTGGGGAAATGTTATAGATGATATTACTAAGGTCTTCTCTGATGCCTATAGCACCATAGACCGTTCTAGTATTTGTAGGAACTGTCATCTATAGTTCTCCTTTAGTTATATTTCTACAAAGTCTTCAAACAATGCAGACGCATCTTTAATTTTGCCTGATTGTTTTAGACGCTTCATTTGAGCAGTACGTTTGGATTTTGAACCAGCAGAACTGGATAGGCCTTTTCCGGCCCGAATTACTTTAGGTTTGTTTTTCAACTTCTTTGACTTTACATCTGACTTCTGTAATTGGTCATATTTCTGAGCCTTTAACAAAACCAGAACAGATCGATGATCTACAAGACTATTAAGTTCTTCTGCCGTAAAGCCCTGTTCCTTTGCATAGGATTGCAGGTTAGATGACAAATCTTTTTGCTTGTCTGGATCACCCCACTCTGGAAGAGCTTCAACTAATTTACCTTTTTCAACTTGCAACATTTGATGTTGGGCTTGATTATTTTGAGCCTGTTGAGTCTGAGCCACTCTTGCGTGCTCATTTTGTAAACCTTGAACCTTTTCCTGGGCTTCTCTGTACTGTTCCCTAGTTGTAACATACTCTATTGGGTCATTTTCCCTTAAAGCATTCCAATCTGTATTTGCAAATTTCTCTAACTCACCACTATTATTAGATATGATGTTGGTTAGAGCTTCCATGTACTGCTGACGCTCTTGCTGAATCTGCTGTACTTCGGAATTGTACCGCTGTTGCAGTGCTTCCATTTCCTTTCGATCACCAGCAATTTCTTGCGTCTTACGAGTATAATCGGATTGTCGGCTATAGCCGCTAAGAAGTTCGTCAAGGCTGACTGCTACTTCCTCACCATTTACGGTGACTGCGTAGAGTTCATCTTCCTCTTCACCTTCCGTTTCTTCAGATTCTTTTTCAGCCTCTTCAGCTTCTTCTCCCTCTTCAGATTCCTCCTCTAATGATTCATCTTCCCGTTCGGGTTGAGACTCTTCCTCTTCGGTAGGTTGTGCTTCCTCAGTTTCTGGGGTTTCCTCTTCAGGTTCCATTATCCCAAGTAATGCTTCTTGCGCTTCCCGTACACTACCGGGTAGCTCTGGTAACGGTAGAACCGTTGTTTGCGGGGCTTCTTGCGTATCCGCCATAATTAAATTCCTCTATCAGATATATGGGTGTTGCTTTTCCATTATCTCGGCCATGTGTCCAGTTTCTATTATGGAGTTTATATGTCCGTGAACTCTGTCAAGCAGTCGCATTGCAAGCCAGATAGATTCTCTGGCCTCCAAATCTGTTGAACCACTGTGTGACCAGCGATTCATTAAATCTTCCTTCAGTACTTCAAATGCTTCGTTTAAGAGCGGGTCATCTATTAGAGATTTAGCTCTTCGTATCTTTTCCTCTGGTGTCATGTTCTTCCTATAGCTACGGCGCGTTTCTGCTCACGCTCAAGATTAATTTCCTGTTGCTTCAGACTGGCATCTACCTGTAACTTCTGGTATTCCTGCTTAATCTTCTGAGCCTTGATCTGGACCTCAGCGGCCTTGATCTTCAACTCTTCCTGCTTAACCTGAGCTTCCATCATTTTAGTCTGTTCTTCAGGTGAAGGTTGATCTCCTTGCTGTTGGGGAATCTGTGATGGGTCTGTCAGAAAATCACTAACATTCTGAAATCCCATAGCCTTGACAAGGGATGCGCTGAGGTTATACATATTCTGCATACTTATAATAGGAAGACCACCCTTCATAGCCTCTCCAGCAAACTGTAGCATCTGTGATAGATGCGACATCTGTTGATCTTTGTTACCATTCCCAAGTGCCACACTCACAGTACAGTCTGTCTTATCGCGCCACACATCCGGACGAACCGGAACCCATTCATTCCTTAACTGTATCATACGCTCTTTATCCTGATTCTTATGTAGGAGTTCGTATATACAAATCATAAGGTCTTTTACACCTGTCTCGGCAAAGTTACGGGCGATTAACTCGACCCGACTCTGCGCGGCAGTCATAACAGCGTTGACAGCGGTGGCTGTCGTGTGGGAGGTTAGGGCATTATCATTCATTCCCTGAGACATTCTAGAAACACCAGCCCTGGACTCTCTTACACTATCAAGATATTCGAGCATCTGGAAGGTATAAGGTTCAAGGGCGGGAGTAGCCAGGGGGGTAATAGCGTTGGGGGATTTTACCCTGACCACCCCACCCGGACGTTGTGTCAAGAGATCGTCTAAGTTAGCTTGACCCTCAAGCACAGCATAGCGACCAAAGTTCTGGTTATACATATTGTCCATTAAGTTACGCATTAATGTAGACTTCATTAACTGAAGGTCCATCACTAAATCGGCAACTGAAAGACCAAAAAACTTATGCGGTATTTTTATGGGTGTTATAGATACAAATGGAATTTTATCTATTGCATCATTCTGTAGGATTTTATTCCCCACACTACATATCTTCCTAAGCTCAGTAATACCGTCACCGTCATAATCGGTTCTTATAAAAGATTCATATAACCAATATGTTCTTAAACCCTCTTCTTCGTTAATTCCAGCATCTCCCCAACCTTCCCAATACGTTGCGGATTTATCAAACCTATATCTTTCCAATCTTTCCGCAGAAAAGGCGGCCATATCTTCTCCGCTACCACCTAAATCTTCTGGGTCTAAATTCTCATCAGGATACATTTCCCTGAGTTCTGATAAGGTCTTTAATACTCGATGACATACGAATCTAGCATCCTGTAGATTCTTAGATTCTCTAGAGATAAGAAATTCAGAAGGCGGAACATTCTCAATCTTTATTCGACCATCGTAATTTTTTCTTTTAATTACTAAATCGTGATAAGGCTGCTCTTCTTCTGTTACCTCAGTATGTTCTATAACCTCAACATTATCATCAGAGATTAGGGCCATTAAGGAAACTTCGTCTAGACCATGATACTCCTCTCTTTCCTCTTCTTCATAATCTTCCCACCAGACCTTTACTATACCATTCTTGGATAGTAATGCGTCTGTGAACCAGGAGTAAAGAATTTCCCAACCCGGATTATCTTTTGTAAAGACGTAATTAACGTAGTCTGTAGCCTGTTTAGCCATCTCTACGTCTTCCGGACCATGCGGAGAAAATTTTACCATCTCGTCCCCAGAAGCAAATACCCGCATCAAGGAGGGTTTGATCCACTCTATAGTATCCTGTACGGTAGAATCTACATACTGGCTTCTGCCCTCAACCTCATTACCAAAAGGTAAGCCATAGTAATACGACATAGCTTGCTCTCTCTGCTGGGAGATTGTATCCCCCATATAACCAAGAGAATCTGTAACCTCGCTACGGATTCTAGTAATTAGTCCTTCATCAGTAATTTTTTCTTTAGCCATTAAACAATTCCATAGTTCCTATATTCTACACCCGCTGTCCATGATGGGTCTTCCCCAGCTACAGCAAACCGCTGGGACTGAAACGCATATCGAGTTGCACTCATAAG